AGTGGAGGAAGCCCCCAGAGAGATGACACCCGAAGGAGACTTCCTACCCCCCCTTACGACACCAGGTGACACAGGTTCCGCCCGTCCTCCGCAACTAACGGCACTTTTCTGAAAGTATCAGAATCTCTAATATCCTATGCAACCTATGTCTTTCCAATCTGGAAATCCTTGAAAGCAAGCAAAACAAAGGACTACAGCCGCGCATAGGTCACGGGGACAGCTCAACAAAAACGACAGTGGGCAATGTCATTTCAGCCGACCAAACGGCAGCAGCTCGCAATCAACCTGCTTAGGCTGCATAGGGTTAGGTGAGAACCTATGCAAAAAAAGGGGCGCGGACGACGCATCGCGGCAGCTTCGCCGCCGCTCAGACACAGCTCGCCTATCGGCTCGATTGTTCTTCAGGATCGCCCTAGCGGGCGTTGGTGTTGCTGCCTATCGGCAGAGAGGCAGGAGGCGCTACGCGCGCCGTTCTACAGCACCTCAAGCGTGAACTTCACCTTGCGCTTCTCTTTTGTCCGATCACCGAATCGCACCTTCACGCCGTCAATAACCGGCTCCTGACCGATCTTGCCCTTGATGAATGATGTCCACGGTTGGAGCTGGCTCTGACTCATGCGGCCGTCATCGCGGGCCATCGCACGTTCATCGCCTTGAAGCTTCTCTTCTTTGATGAAAAGCCGTTTGCCGAACTCCTCATCGCCTATCATATCAGAAAACAAATCCAAAGACCTCGCCACCCTGGCCATGTCATCCAGCCCGAAAGCCTTCTTGGTCACTCCCTCCTCAACCATTTCAAGATAAAGCCCACGAGCCAGCGCGTGAAAATCCGCCTTCTCAGGACTCATCCCGCCATCCGACTCAGGCCGCTCGATAGGATCAGCGAACCCACAGGCCGTCACGATACCGCCCACGAGCTTACACCATCCCTCGAAACTTCCCAACGTCGTGGGCCCAGCCGGTCTACCCTTAGCATCCCAGTGCCTCACGAAACTCCACAGCGCGGCCAGTGCCTCCTTCCGCCACTCGTCGCGGTCCATAACATCCTCATCAAGCAAATACTCAACTTTCCGATCATTCGGATCGCCCGTTTCGAAAAGCATGCACTGAAGATAACGACGCCACGCGTCATCATTCTTCTCAAGCTCATTACCCGTCACAAACACCGGCGCATCATTCCGCAGGGAAATAATCGACTGCCCACCCATCGCCCGGAACGTCTGCACCTTAGACGTGATCAACTGATCCAACGTCGCACTCTTGAGCGATCCATAAAGGTTATCCAGAAAGATCACCGGCGACTTCGAGCGAACGTGCGCCTCGATCTCTTTATCAAGCTCCTCACCCTTTTTCCGCTTCGATACCGGCGCGTGACCCAGCACGATCGAACAGCTCGCCTTCGCGCAGATTGATTTACCTGATCCTGGCATATTCGCCTCCCACAAGATCCCGGGTCTCAATCCATTTCCACCCGGCAAATGCTTCACGAAAAGCGTTAGCAAACCCGCCACCATCACCGCCTTCGACCTCGCATCAGCATAGGGCATCTTTCCAAACCACTTTTCAAACCAAGCCTTTCCCTCCGCCACATCCCAGTCTTGAGCGAACTCCAAGCAACCAGGCACGGTATACGTTCCACTCTCCTCATCATAGCCCTCAGGCATCAGCTCCAAAGCCCCCTTCTCAGAAATCCTCGGCAGCCTAACAGTCTCTTCCGACTCGATCCTACGAACCCCTTTAAGAAACTCCGAACTCTCTAACACATCCATCGCATCACCCACGCCCAAGCTACCTGGCAACGGCATTCCTGACTTCCTATCATACCCACCCACCACATAAACAAACCGCTCAATCCACCCCCTGAAATTACGCCCCGTCATCAGCCTACGCTCGCGCCGGTGATTGTAGTAAATCAGCGAATCATTCAGCTCAAACAAATCCAACCTCGGCGCAAGCTCTCCGAATCTCCTCGCCAGTTCAAGAATGGATCCATTGTTATCCACCCTCGGCATATCATTCTCACCCACTAGCGCAAGTAGATGCATCTGCTGAGGCTTTCCGCCTGTTTTGTTTTCTCCGTCGCCCATCGCTTTTAAATCCTCAAGTCAATTTCCTCCTCGGCACGAGATCCACGATCCGCTTTCTCGTTAGCCCATTTCCCGTATCGATGAGAGCTTGCGCCCCATCGTTTAAATAAATCAGCCGTTGCTCATTTCCGTTTCGAGTGCAGCCAGGCAACCGCGTCAACCGCACCGGCGAGAGCGCGCCAGGATCAGCACCCAGCTTCGACCACACACGCTTCGCCCCCAGCCGCCCACTCGTCGATCCCGCGCGCGGATTACCCTTCAGCAGCCCATCCATATCCGCCCACGTCTCCATCCCCACATGCACCAGCGCATGCCAGCTCTCACCACCGCTCGAATAAATCGCCCGTATCGAATTCGGAAAGATCGCAAGAAATTTCAACCACATACCCGGCACCTCACCCGCCCAGTCCGCATATTGCCGAGCAAGCGCATCCCACTCCCCCTCGCGGCTCATCATCTCCGCCGCCCACTCCTTGCCCAGCTTCTTGAACTTCTCCTCAGTCGCCGGTCCGGGCTTCCAGCCCTCTCTGATCGCATCACGCAGCACCCCAGAACGCTTCTTCAGCGTCTTGCTCTCATCACACTCCAGCACCAGATAACGCCAGCTCGTCACGCACTCTTTGGTACGCCGCGAATACGGCACCTCGGATTCATTCGCCCGCCTCGGATTCGCTTCCCAGCCCAACGTCACCGGATTCGATAAAAACCAAACCCCATCCTTCCCACCATTCACCGGCAGAGCCGATTTCACAGCCCTCACGCCCCGATCATCTCCCAATCGGAAACCACCCTTACCCACCTCCCACGCAAAATCCCCCTGAGAGTAAAAATTCGTGAAAATCAAAGCCCTCTCACCCGGCTCGAAAACCGTATTCAAAAACTCCCCCGAAGACAGGCCCCGCACATCCACCGGCGATCGCTCCATGAACCACTCAGGCGTCACTTTCTCCACCCCAGCCACCGCCTTTTTCAGAGTCAAGTGATCATACAGTTCATTGACTGGATCAACCCTCGCCACCGGCTTCGTAGCCACACCGCTTTCATAATTTCCGCGCTTCTCAAACTCTTTCCATACCATCCCCAGCGCTTCACCACAAAGATTCACCGCCTCCTTCCACTCAATGCCGCGAACATGAGCCAAAAGCGCAATTCCATCACCACTCTGCATATTCCCGCCACCGCTACAGATCCAAGTCCCATCCCCATCCTTATCATCAAAACGAAATCGATCTTTTCCCCCACAGCCTGGGCAACGCGTATGCCGACCGGTAAGGCATGAAGTATCAACCCCAAGCCCACCTAACAAACCAGCCCAGCCACCATTGGCCGCTGCCTTAACCTCTTTGAAATCATAGAATTTCATTAAGCCGCACCCCTCCCGATCTGCACCACATTCCTAGGCATCTCCGGTTCCGACCTCGGCGATACATCCCAAGGACTCCCGATCCGGTCCGTATGCACCGGCAAGCAGTGAAGATAAATTTCAGTCGTCTCCATATTCGCATGACCCATCAGCCTTTGCAGTTCGCGAAGATTCCCACCGGCTAACAAATACATCGTCGCAAACCCATGCCGGAAAGCATGAGCCGTGACGCGCTTGTGAATTTTCGCACGGCGGCAAGCAACCCGCAGCGGCTTCGCCAAACTCTTCCTATGCACATGGTGACGCCGCGTAATACCACTCTCCGGATCAACACTTTCAGCCGCAGCTGGAAAGACCCAAAAAAACGGAAACTCCTTCCCAAAGGAAGAGCACTTTCTCGCCACCGTAGCAGGCAGCGCAACACCTGGTCGGCCTTTCGCCCTATCCTCATCCCACAGCCCCCTGCATCGCTCCATTCGCGCTTTGAGAGCATCAACCAACCTACGAGAAAGCACCGTGATCCTATCCTTATTACCCTTGCCACGCTTGATCGTTACCGTAAGCCGCTCAAAATCAAAATCCCTCCATCTCAGCGCCACACACTCACCAACCCTCAAGCCAGATCCTAACATTAGCCCAGCCATCAGCCTCCACGGCTCCGTAAGATGACCCATGATCGCCTCACCTTCATTTTGAGTCACCCACACCGGGACATTCAGAGGCCGCTTAGGATTAACCCACGGCGGCAACTCACCCACAGGCCTGCCCATCGCCGCATAAAACCCACTCTTGCCAGCCAACGCATTCAAAGCCTGCTTTTGGGTCGCCTCCGAGTGCTTGGAATACGAAGACAGGAAATTACTGATTCTCTCCTCAACATCATTCGTTCCCGTGCTATCACGAAAAGCAAAAAACCGCTCTACCCAGCCATAATAACTCTCCCGAGTCAGAGGAGCCAGGCGTTCGCGTTGCATCCATTCATCATATCTTTCCAGTGCTTCTTTCGGTTTCATAATAGGTTCCGTTATCTTGTTATTGGAGTCTCAGGGTTCCTTAATCAGCTGTTAGCCGGAGAATGGAAGATCCACTCTCCGGCCTGTTTGGTGATTACAGCTTCAATCCATCTGCCGTCGGTTCGATCACCGGAGACTCGGGATTGTAGCTCTGCGGGTAGGGGTTCGCCGTCTCATCCGATGGCGATTCCTCGTTGATAGCCTTCAAGTCCATGCCAAGCCACATGATGGCTTCTTGCAGTTTTGTGACGGCGATTGACCGCTCGCGGCTGGCGCGGGCGTATTGGTGCGGGTTCGTCGGGTGGCTGGAGATTTTCAGCCTCTGCAAGACCCCATCGAGGTCTTTGCGGAATTGCTTGGTTTCTCCAACGGTGTCCAGCGGTTCTTGTTTGGTTTCCATATGTTTGTTTTGGTTTCCGCGTCCCTCGAACGGCTAACAAGACGGTCGAGGCAACGGCGGGAAAGTCTCTAGTTTGGGTTGGCGTCCTTCGCGCCGTGCCTCACCTCTGCGTTCATCCGAGAATCAGACCACTGCGCGGAAGCTGGAACACCATCGTTTCCACCGTCCCGCGTTGGCATCACCCCGCCAATTCCACCATCGAACTCGAAGCGGAGAACTGTTTTTTCGTCGCCGCGATGCATGAGCTTCGATCCCGGCAGAGACGCGATCAGTTTGAGATATTTCAGGTTCACCGTCACACCTCCACGATTTAGCGACACCAGAAACGCCGGGTCATGGCTTCCAGTTCCATCGCAGTCCTCACATACCCTCGTTGGTGTATCCTTGCTGTCGGCGTCGATTCCAGTGCCATCGCATCGGCGGCACTCCTCGCCGCAATGGTCACATTCTCCAGTGCCGTCGCATTTGCGGCATTCAGGGATTTTCCCTACTCCGTTGCAGCATTGGCATTTCACGGGGATCGCCTCGAAGGATTCCCAGCCAGGCGGATATTCCACCTCGCGCCAGTCTTCTGCGGGTGGCGGGATCACATCTGCCACACCATCGGGCACATTGTCGCGCCGAGCTTCCGCAATAGCCGGAACACGGATGATGATACGACCATCGCACGCATAGGTATAGTCCTCGATGCTGAATGGCGTTGATAGTTTGTATCGCGTTCCATCACTGGAACAGAATTTTTGCAGGTCTTCTAGTTTCATGGTTTTGGGGTCGTTCGGAAGAGGATGAACAAGACGTGGGATCTAACCGCCGGGAGCGTCTTTCTTGGATTCAGACTGCCTATTCGGCGGTAGATCCACATCAGCGTTCGGATTTTCTAATTTTTCGATTCGTTCTGTTAGCTTGTTGATGTGAGTCCCAAGAATCCAAGCAATCACCATCGTGAAAATCGCACTCATGACGATCATGACTTTGAGATAAAATAGCCGCATTTCGGCTTCTCCGATCCATTCCGTCACCAGTTTTACCCATTCTATCATTTGATTGTTTAGTTGCGCCCACGGATGGGCTGGTTTCGTTCATTCATGAAATTGTGATTGTCACTGATCGGTTCATTTCATCTCGGGATATGTCCACGATCCTTCCATTCATTTCGTGAGCGATGCGGAAAATTTGAATTTCGTCATCTGCTAGATTCCCCTCGGAGAGTGGAAATGGTTTTTCACACAGCGCTATGCACTTCTCATCCAATTTTACGGCGGCCGGCAGTCCGTGCTTCTTGATGTGGACATTTAAGGATTCTAACGACTGCCTAATAGTCGCCAGTGGTTTATCTACAGGAAAAACAAAGGCTCCAAACCCCTCCGCCGTGGCGGTGGCAGAGGGGGCTTCGGGCGCGGTCATCAGTGCCGCATCAGTTTGGGGAATTTCGCTCATTGAGGTGACTGGGTTGTGACGTTCAGCAGGCCTGTCCCATGACATAGTCCGCATGGTGTTTTCTCCGAGTAGGATGACGGCTGGACATAGTGAAAACCTTTACCATCGCACGAAGGGCATTTGCCTTGCTGGTTCTCCACGGAATCACCGCTAGTAAGAGCCTCAAGATGCCCCTGCATAAATGGATTTTCCGGATCGGATTTCAACCCTTCCTTCATCGCTTCGATCATCGCGTTATCAAGATCCTGCGATTTATCCTCCCACGTCCCAGCGCATCTTTTGCACTCAGCAATGCTTTGATTCATCCCATACGGTTTTGAAAACTCATGAAACCCGCAGTGAGGACATGACGCAGCAACCTCATTCTCCGCATTCATTTTTCCTCCACAATGACACGGCCCATCGAACTTCTCACCATGGCTTTGATCCTCGACTACCCCGGTATTGAGACAATCAGGACAATGATTATCAGCATGCTTTAATTCCACCCCCACAGATTCACCTACCTTTGAAATTACATCATAGAGATTCTGACTGGCTCTAATCACAGTCACTTCTTCATCTTGCCCAAATATAGATCCAAGGGCCTGCAAAGCCGATGTGTCTCGACTAACTATCAATTTCCCCGCAACCCCCTTGAGGCTTGAAAAACCTTCCCATTCTGACTCGACGCTAAAAACGCCTAACAACTTTCCGCCTGCCCACGCCTCATAAATATCTTTACGCTTCAATGTGATTTTATTGCTCATATTTTCTATCAGTTAAATTTTTTATGATCCGGCGTTCGATGCGCCGCTCGCCCCCGTGCCGAAGCAATCTGGACAGTGAGAAAATTCCATAGTGATGGCATGCCTCAGCTCCCCATATCCTCGACAACGGCGGCACCCTGGACTTTTTGGGTTAGATTTGATGAGAGCCGTCCCGGACTCGAACCGAGAAGGATATAGTTCGCTATCGCTATGGCCCTCCGACGTATCGCAGCTATTATCTCCGCGCTTACCCGCCTGCGTTTGCCCATTTCGCCAACGGCTCTCATCAAATCTAAGCTCGCTCTTCGGCACTTCAAACCACCCCTGCTTGCCCTTCCAAGGTACAAACGGCAGCGGCTTAGCCTTCTTCAGCACCCATCCCCAAGGTCCGAAAAACCATGGCGATAGATCCACATCCACACAGTCATCAATCTCCACCTGTCCCACGATCCCACCGCGCTCAAGCTCATCGAAAGCAGGCAAAGCGATTCCATTCTCATCCGCCATCGCCCACGCCGTAGCGTAATCATCCACGGTCATCCGCGCCGATGCATGAATCAAAACCCGCTCGCGCTTCCAAGTCCGCAGAGACCGGTTTTCGATGTCCTTGTGGCCGTTCACAATCAACCAAGCCCAAGGCTGCCGAACTGATATCGCTTTCATCGTTTCGCTCATAAAAATCTTTCGTTTTAACCCTTTTCCGCAGGCACCAACATTCCGGCATCCGCCAAATCAAAAATTTCCTTGTTACCCGATCGCGAAGCCACTGCCCGAATCGCATGCAGATAATCAAACCGCGTTGGATCTTCACCCAAGACCACCTTGAACCCCTTTATTTCATCCACCGTGACCACAGGCGACTGACCATGCTCGATCGTAGTCCCATCACGCATCAGATAGCGCAGTGCACTTACATTCCCTTTCTCATCAAAAAACTTGGTTACTGAAACCGGAGATTTTAACCGCTCCACATTGCATGAAGGACAAGGCGTGTTCATCACATCATCATCCTCAGCCGCACCAGGAATCATCGAAAGCCCGGCACACACTTTACAAGCCTCAAACTTAAACTCGACAGGGCAACGCTCTAACAAACTCAGCACCCCTGCCACCTCATCAAAACGATGCATCGCTTCGTCGATCACTACGCAAGCAGCATTCTGAACCATCACAGCCGCCTGCACCGCCCATTCAGAAATTTTCCTGTAATCACTTCCCAAATTTCTCAGCCGCTCCTCCAACTCGCGCATTTCCTTTTGATGATACTCCAGAGACACCGAAACCGTAGCTGCCTCCATTTCCACGATATCCTTCTTCGGCTCCTCCAATTCCGCTAAAACCTCAGTCTCTTCGAACGCCAAATTATCCGGATTGCTGACAGGATAAATCCTCTCCCAAATCTCCCGAGTAACCGGCTGAAGCTCGTAAGACTCGCACCTGAATAGATCCCCACCCATGATATCGCCGAACTCATCAAAAGGCTCCACAAGCAAACAAGCCCCATCAATCGGATCACAAGTGATCAAACTAACAATCTGATTCCTGCCATGATGATAATATCTCTCCCTCAACTTAGTTTCGCTCAATTTCATAACCTTAATTTCTTCTTCACTGATCACTGATCACTCGGCACTGATCACTTCAATCTTCCTCCTCATCCTCCGCACAAAGCGCAGGCCAATCACCCCGCTTCATCCCCGCAGCATCAGCCACGTCGCCGAACTTGATCCCCCTGTGTGAATTCATCAGCACCTCCGCCAGCTCGATCCACAGATAAGCTTTAAGACCGCCCTTCTTCACCACATCCAGAGCCCAAGGAGTCACCAATTCAGCATCGCCTTCATCGTAGCCTTTCAGCTCAGTCCCATGCATCACATTGTATAGCTCCACACAAATATCCTCATCCATCCGGAGCCTCACCAAACTCGGCAAAACCCCCTCGATCCCAGCGGTTAGAAGCTCCTCAAAGAACCCTTTCAGCTCCTTCTGCTTCGCCGCTTGCCGCGCAATCTCAGCCTTCTTTCTTCTCTCCTCTGCTTGGCGCTCCAACTTCTCATCCTCTTCCCCGCGTGGTTTCACAAACACACAGTCACCGGCTTTCGAGTTCACGATATCGCCCTCGATAATCACCTTCCGCTCAACCATCCGGATCACCTCATCCTCATCCCCTGGCACGATCCTGACCTTGGCCCCGTAGCGCTCACCAAGATCACCCCAGCACGGGATTTCACTCACGTCCTTCCGGAGCCGCTCGACCACCTCCCAGCTTTTCGGCTTCTCACTCACCCGCACCCAGCCAGATCCGTGTTGCAACAAAGCCAAGCCCTCCGAGTAATTCATCACCTCAGCATTCGGAAACTGCTTCTCCAAATCCTTCCTGCCCTTCTCCCACTTTTCGGCAGCCTTCGCCGGTTGCACAAAATTTGTTTTAAGGTGAGAAACCGCCTGAGAAAACGGCATCGGCCCGGGCAAATATTTCGGGTGCAATACCTCATCCAGAGCCTGTTTGCGCTCCTGAGGCGGCACCTTGGCCAGTTCACGCGCCACGGCCACCACCAGCCCGCCATCGCGCACCGCAGAGCGCTCCTCCTCGCCAAGAGCCCTCAGATCCAGCCTCGCGTAAATATACTCCCGGCTCTTGCCGAATCTCTCCCCGAGTTCGATCACGGTATAACCCAGACCGATCAGCGCATGGTATCCATCCGCCTCCTCGAAAACATCCAGATCATGCCGATCCAAATTCTCCACCAAAGCCAGCTCAAGCGCCTGCCGGTCCGTAAGATTCCGCAGCACACACAGCACAGTCTTCTTGTCCGCACCCTTAGCACCCCGCCATCTTCTCTCGCCAGCAATGATCTGGTGCCGTGGCTTGCCCTCAAGCTCTTTCGGCATCGGCCCGCGCGCCGGTGCACCTGGCACCAGCCGAACCACCAGCGGCTGAATCACTCCGAACTCTCGGATCGATTTCACCATTTCCTTGTGCTTCGCCTCAGGGAAATTCTTTCTCGGCTGCCCATCCCACGGCTCCATATCATCCAGAGCAATCTCCTTCAAAACACCATCTCCCACTTCGCTTTTGAACTGCGTTTTCATAATTCTTTTTTCGTTGATTTTTTAATGTTGTTAGAAAATTTCACTTACGCTTGCCCTTACCCTTCACCGCTTTAACAGCCTTCCTCTTCCCGCGCTTCCGGTTGTCATTCCCCCTCTGCACCTCCCTGTATTTCGAACAGGCCGTCTCACTTTTCTGAAACGCGGCTTTCACCTTCCCGCCCCCTCGCTCCTCAATAAACTTATTGTAAATCCGCTCGATCCTGGCCGATACCGTCGCCCTCCCACCATCGCCACAAAGCAACGCCAAATCCTGCAAACTCATATCCCCCAGCAAGTCAGGCCTCGTCGCCTTCGCCACCGCATAAACTCTTCTGATCAAAGCCAACGGCTCCGGCCCTTCAGCAAAGAAATACCCCATCAGCCCCGAGAACGCATCCCTACGGATCAACGCTTCCACAGCCCTGGCATCCGCCTTGGCATGATCACTCCCATCGTCCTCAGCATCCTCCTTTTCGATCAGCGCATCCAGAGGAGTATGACAGCTAGCCGCCAGCCCACCCGCCGTCACACCAGCCTTGTAAAGAACCCCATCGATCCTTTCCCTCATCTCCACTTCGCTAATCACCTTGTGCATATTTCTGTTAGTTAAATTCTTCTCTTTCCTGATCACTGATCACTCGGCACTAGAAACTCTTTCCAGCCACCCACCCAAACAACTCCACCACAGCCGCGCACACATCATCCTCCTCCGCCTCCACCTTCACGAACTCGTTTCTCTCCTTACACTTCACAGGCACCGTAAAAAACACCTCCACCCGCTTGCCGTTCGGCAGATCCACCGCGTAACCACGCATGCCCGGCTCCCATGGAGTCAGATCCGTCGTCACCAGCTCATTCTCTTTGAGTTTCCCCGTGATATAGCTCTTCGGTTTCCAGTCTTGTTGCAGTGCCTCACTCATAATTTCAGGATTTGTTAGAATTCAAAACTTCAGTCTTCGTAAATCGATACACCCACGTCTTTCCTCCGTTGCTGCTCCGGCCTGTTTGCTCGCAGAAATGCCGGGTTCCATCGTGCTCCTCCAAAATCACCACCGGAGCCCCCACCAAGCCCTGAGAAATCAACCCATCAAACTTACCTCCACTGATCTCAATCGGCACCCTCACGCCCATTTCCCGAGCCAGCTCGATATGCTTCCAATAAAGTGAAAATGTCGCGGACTCTCCCGCCTTCACACCTACAGAAAAACCAAGCCGTCTACCGCGCTCGAAAGGCTTCATCGCATCCTCACCAGGCAAGGCCTCAATCTTTTCATTCCGTGGCCGATAAAACCCGAAAACGAAACCGACGCCTCCGCCGAGGAAAAACACCACCAGCAACACCGCAAAGCCTATCCATTCCGCAGCACTCATTTCCGCAGCCCCTCCAATAGCTGATCATATTCGCCCTTCATGTATCTGGCGGAAACCTCCGCCACATGCCCCGCAGAGAAAACCAAGCTCTGCCCATCACGCTTGCCCACCAGCGCCTTGATCGCCCGCAGGTCCTTCACCCGCTTCTCACCACCCAGCGCGAACTCCACCTCCTCAAGATTCAACAAGTGTTTAGGAACCTGCCGCTCAAGAAACTTTTCCGGTATCGTTAATCCCAACATATTATCTTCTCGCCCCCTTGTTAGAAACCAAATCTCCGATCAAATAGAAGCGGCCATGCTGATTCAGCAGCACCCCGCCATCAGTCATCGCCTGAGCCGCTTTAACATCGCCCTCCACCAGCCGGATCGTCTCCAGCCCCGCCTTCTGAATTTCAATTACAGAAAGCCCAAGGGCATGCATGGATATCCAAGCCTGACGCTTCGCCTCTTCTGTTTCTTCTTCGTTTTGCATAAAAAAATTGTTGTGTCTTGTGTCTCCAAATCCCGCGCCTAACCCTCATAAACCCCATACTTCCAGTCCCTCATCTCCCCGCTATCGATCTTCCTTTGCAGAAACTTCCTGCAAGCCTGCTTCACGTCCAAATAAGACTCCAAACGCGCGGGCTTCACGCCCGATGTCTGCCGATTCCATCCACGATTCGCCGTCGTCTTTGTTCCTGTTTTTCTTCTCGTTTGCATACCGATTATTTGTTAGATTGAATTATCACTCACCCAAAGCCGCACGAACCCCCACGCACCAGCTCTCCTTCACCTGGTCAGGCAGCTTCTCCCACAACGGCAGCATCGTCATCCCCACCGTCTCAAGCAGCTCCCGCCGATAAGCATTCCACCCCGCCTCAAAGTCAGGCTCCTGACGGCGGAGTTCATCCGCCAAGACTTCAGTCATTTTTCTAACCAATTCCGTCTTCCCAGACTGAACCGAAGACTGGAAAATGAAATTTACGGGTCTCTTGATCCGAGGCTTCGCCAAATCATGCGCAAACTTAGCGAATCCGATGTTTCTTATGGCCCATTGCCACGGCGCCTCATCAGCATACGCCCAGCCCTTCACCTCCGCAGTTGGCATCTCAGGCTTAACCGGCTCCCATCTCTCCGGCTCCAACGGACTAGGAAGCGATTTCTCAACTTCCACCTGAACTCGAACAAACATCTCCCCCGAAGTAACATCTACTTCCTCATGAGAAATCACCCGATAATCACAACCCTTCGAAATTCCAAATCTAACCGAACTTGAACTCTCACGCTCAGAAATTCGCGCCAACTTCCATACCTTTCTTCTTCTTTCCAATCCCTTAAAATGAAGGTAGAAACCCCCAATCTTAGAACCATTTAAGGCTTCCAAAGCAGCCGCCGCGCTGAAAAAAGGGACTTTCGCAATCAAAGCGATTAATTCCGTTGAAAATACAATATCTCCACTGCCTTGGTCTTCTGATCCAATCAAATCAAGCAGCCCTTTTCTTACTAATTCTTCGTCGCTCATAATATTTTTAATTAAAATGTTGAAACCATCTCCTCCTCAAATCGCCGATACTCCGCCGACGCTTCCCCACCCAAAAAAATCACACCAAGCCCCCTGCGAGGAACTCCCTCACCTCCCTTGAACACAACATCCCACAGATCATCAGCTCTCCTGACCGACTTCACAAAACGCTTCAAACCAGCTCCCGTAATAAAATCAAAATCATAGTAAGCCTTATCCGCCTCATTCCTCCGCCGCTGATACCGGCTCATCCCCACACGCTTAGGCTCCTCCAACAATAAAACCACACCCCCAGAAAAAGACGAGCCTCGGGCAGCGCGGTTTTCCCGCGCCCCACCCGAGGCCGCTACTCTTCTAAGCTCTTCTGAGCTTGGGTTCGTTGCGTGGTTCGTTTTGTTCATGGTTTCTCCTTTCACATACCTTCAAAAAACTTTTCCGCCTGATCTCCACTCAGGCCGCCTGCTTAGGCTCTCCATCCTTTCGCTTCTGCTTCGCCGCCAGCTCATCCAGCAATCTCCCCACCGCCTCAGCAGGAGGGCACTGCCACTCCTGCGCTCTCGCCAAAATTAGTCTCAGCGATCTCTCGCTGTATGCTGCCGGGTTGAATTCTAATGTTGCTTGCATTGCTTTTAGTTACTTTATGAGGAACTTATATTACCGCAGAAGTAACTTGTAAACAAAAAAGTTTGCATTTTTTTACCGCATCGGTAAATCGTTGGACATGGAAACACCCGCAACGAATTTTAAAGAGTGGATGGACACAAATCAGGTCCCCACAAAAGAAGTCTGCAAACGCTTCGGAATCAGCAAGCAAACGCTATACAACTGGCGCTCAAGCGGAATACCGGAAAGCAAGCAATCACATGTGAATTACATCATTTCATGCTGGAAAAATCCGACAGCCGCCGAACTCGGCTCCACTCTGCTTATCAAACCTACCGCCGAGCAATTTCGGACATGGAACATCGCGGCACTACAAAACAAACAGATCCTCGAAGACTGGGCAATCCAGGGCCTCGATAAATACGCGGAAGAATTGGAGAAAGGGGAGGAGCCAGAGAAAATAAACCTTTCTCTAGTTGCCGAGGAACCGCCGCCATACCGAACCAATAACGGTCACACAAAAAAATAATCCCATTCCACCCCTACAAATTCAAAAAATCATGAAAACAACATCACCCATCCTTTTTAACTTCGGAGAAAACCTTATTCGCACGGCAGTTGATAACGGGAATATCCTGTTTTGTGCTAAAGACACCTGTGCAGCCCTAGGCTTAGAACAGACAAGCAGAGCCATAGAATCCTTACGTGACGAGGAAAAGATTACCCTTACTAATAGTAACCCTAATCCCCGCGCAGGCATTCCGCACCAAATGATCTACATCAATGAGCCAGGACTTTACCGCTTAATTTTCAAATCCCGCAAAGCAGAAGCAGTTATTTTTCAAGACTGGGTATTCAATGAAGTGCTGCCGCAAATCCGCAAAACTGGCTCTTACACCAAGGATCACAGCGCTTATCTCAATCTCATTCGTGATCAGATCGCCCTCGGCGTTCATCCAGACATCGCAGCCAAAGGAGCATGCAAACTTGTCGGCAGCAACATGCGGGCAATTCCTGTTACTCACCCCGCCAATCCCATCAATGCAGATTTACAAGATCTGATCGACCTGATCGAACCCGGCAAACACTACGGAATCCCAGAGCTTGCCCTAGCACTCCCAACAGGCCATCACCTCAAACAACTCACAGAGAAAGCCCGTGACAGCCGGGTAGGGAACATCCTAAACGCTGGCATCCTTTCTGGCCACTTGGAGCGGCACATTAAAAACCGCCGCAAGTTCTACTCTCTCCGCACCGTAATCCCGTTCGAAGCCGCAGAGTCATAAATACTAACAATAATTTCAAATGGAAAGGGGGTAGGCATTGCTTACCCCCTTTTCATTTACCCTTGATACTCAAAGAAAAATCCCCTAACCGTAAAGAACCATGCCACCCAAACAACACCGCCGCCCCTCCACCAGCAAAGCAGAGCCAGCCAACCTAATCACAGCAAAGCGTCTCCGCGTTAACACAGCTTACGGGAATGGACGCACCATCGTATTCGGCACCGCATGTTTGAACGGTATCATTCAACCCCTTGGCTTGTGGTTCTTGCTAGATGGCTATGAACTACCCGTGAAAGTCGTAGCATGCCTAAGCACACTTCTTTTCTGGATACTCTTCGATCAAGTAGGCCGCGCATTCTTCGACATGGCAGATTCCAACCTAGATCTAACACGCCGCTACCAAGCCGCAGATCCGGAAAACTAAATCCCGCCAAGCACTTCCGCCTTTTTCGACTCGAAATCTTTCTTCGAAATCAACCCATCCTCCAGCAAACCCTTCAGCTCTGCCAGCCGCTCCTTCGCTGATTTTCCCTTCGAGCTTTTTGCATCCACATCCGCGGTCGCCGCAGATCCAATTTCAATCGCGCCGGTCTTCACCACGAAACGCGCATAGTGCTTCCAAGCGGTCCTTGGATCAATCCCCATCCACTTCGCCACCTGTTCGATCGATACCCCAGCGCTCACCCTGTTAGAGCCGAAGGATCGCCGCAGATCATGGATCGTCACATCCGGGAAACCCTCCGCCTTTAGAAAATTCCGCAGCTTCTTGCGGAACTCATATCGGTAAACCAATTGGTCCTGGGTTCGAATCCCAGCCTGCGTATTCTTCTATAAGGGTTTGAGAGTGCTCCGCCCCTAGCTGGGCAAAAGTTTTGGGCAAAAAAGTTGCGAATTTCGCGAGATTAAAAGCCTAATCCGGCACAAACATCCGCCCATGCATCCAGCGATAAATCATCTTTTCTCCCCGGACTGATAACACGGTGATGAGTGATCCAATCTCGGGATATCCCATGTAGTTGCATTTTTAAGTCGATCCACTCCACCGCAGAGGCAATCTCTTGCATTGATAGGTCTTTGGACCGGCGCATTGCTCCCGTGTTGGTATTACCCACAAATGCTATCCCAAGCATAAAGTTGTTACAGCTTTTCAATCCCTTGAAAGATGAAGCTCCGGCGTGATGGAGGCGATCGGTATCGTGACCAAGTATCGCCCGGGTGCCGTCCTCAGAGATCAAACAATGGTAGGCCGCATGAGTCTTTTCGCGGAGGCACCAATCAATCGTGCCTTCGAAATATCCAGCGGCGTGATGAAGCACTATGCCCTTGCAAAGATTCTTCCCGGCATTGCGGTTTGGAGAGCGGCCACGCACGGTTTCTGGGTAGCCATGTATTGGCTTCCTCACTGGGTGGCGAGCGGGAGATGGAGCCAATGACTCCATAATGGCGGACCATGTTTGCGCTCCATCATCTCCATCCACATCCGCACCGACCGCTGATTGAACGGCAGCCACTACGGATTCTCGGCTCGGGAAATCGTGACCAGATGGGGCTGCACCAATGCGATTAAAAATCGGATGTCCGGACGGCAAGAAACGAGTTGCAAGCGCGTGCCATGTGGTTTGTCCATCTTTTCCATCCTGCTTCAGAGCAAGAATCCCCTGCGCTTGTTGAATGAGCGCGGCGCGTTGAGGGAATCGGATCATTGGCCGCACTTGTGAGGTTTTTGAATCACCCATTTATCAAGCTCCTGTGAAACGAGAGCGAACCACTCCGCATGCTCATCGATACGAGTATGCGGGGCGTAGATGATTTTGTGCGCAATCTCCGTTTGATCATCAAACGGCACGATTTCGTGACCACAGGGCTTGCGGATTGTCTGGGTGACGTAGGAGATGCGACCTACTCCACGAGGTGCTTTGATCTTAGGACGCTTACTCAGAGAGCGTCCCGAGAATATCTGTGTGATATTTAAACGAGGCAGCCAGTCGGCTCGATAAACAGGATCACAGGCCAGCCATAGACCGACTTTCAATCCTCGCTTGTATGCAGCTTTGATGAAATCCACTCCTGCTGCCTGACCGTGTGAAAATGTGATCAGAGCCACCTCAGTCACACCTTGCCTGGTGAATTCATCTACCAGCTCGGACATATCATCTGTCCACTTTACGGGCGGATGGAGTAAAACATCAGGCGAAGTAAATTGCCTTGCCACCTGATAACAAAGATCCTCAGTGCCGGTGCGTTCACTCCTACTTTCAGTAAATCCGGTGATGGGCAATATAAGTTGCATGGAGTTATTTCTTGTCCTCAGGCCGGCATTTTAAGCCGAGTATGGTTAGTGCTTTTTCTAACAATCTGCTAGAAATGGATTGTGCGGAATCATTGGCCGCTTTTATGAACGCATAGCCAACGATGTGGAATATGATGGATGAAAATGCCGCGACCCCGGCGAGGTAAAGCACGTCCGCTTCAAATCGCTCACTCATGTGCCGAAGCTGGGGAATTGAGATCACACCTACCTTGGTGCCAAGCACCCCACCGAGAACGCCTAAAAAGGCGCGTGGGATAATGATCTGAATCGGCTCTTCAGGCTTACGTAGAACAAGGCCAAGAAATCCTGAAGTTAGAACAGAGGAAGCCATTGTCGCATACAGCCAGCGGATATCACCTTGCGTTAAAATAGCCCCAAGCCAGCAACAGAAGCCGGAGAGCATTACCGCCGCGGAGTAAATGATTTTATCTTGGAACCAAGTCATGATTTTTTATAGTTGGAAGTGATCAGGCCGCTTAATTCGGTGTGTATAGCTGGCAGTCGAAAAGTTGAGTGTCGATCTGTCCGGCTGGCGTAGTTCCGTTGATAGCTTCAAAAGCAATGTAAGTATCCGCTGCGTCGCCCGTTGCTGTGGGACCTCCGCTCGTGGTAATTGTCGTTGTTGCTTTCGCTCCACCGCTCCCAAAATATCCTGTGATGTTTCCGACTCCATCGCTGTAAACGGCGATTGTGCTTGGCGCGGTGGTGATGAGAGACCCGGATAACAGTGTTGACCACGAGGAGGCGGTGTAAGTCGTCCCATTATGCGCGAAAACTCTCCATTCCGTGTTGCTTCCATTCCTGCGAAGCTCAATCCCAAAGCCGCGAGCTGAGATGGCATCTGAGCCGCTGGCGGCTGGCGCTGAGTTATTAGCACCAACGATAAATCTCACTCTCCCCAAGTCCGTAGCGGAAGAAATACCCCCGAGATAATTGAACGATACTCCAATTGGCCTTTGAAATTTAACACCATCACCTAAAATTACTGGGCAGGCGTTAATTCCCCTTTGTATAAGAACTTTTCTATATCCACCATCGGCGTTTCCTGAGCCTAAGTTTACCCAACCATGTATGTTAGAGTCTCCGTAGCTACCCGCTCCTGATCCCGAAAATGAAAGTGCGTTCTTAACACTCCAGAGCCTTGATGCATTGATCCAAGAATCTTGTTCATTGATTAAAACTTTTCCTGCGGCAGTGATTGTGCCGTCTGGATCTACTTTTACTTTCTGAGATCCATTTACCCGAAGATCCATGAGCGGCTCTGTAAGTCCTGCCGCTGAATCAACTTTCAACTGAGTCTCTGAGCTTGTTCCTGATATTTCAAGTCTTGCAGTCGGCACTCTAGTAGCTCGGGCAAAATCAGTCCCTTTATGAATGATCGTTTGTCCGTTGCTTTTCATCGCCATAACGGGCGCTGAGCCAGCCCTGAAAACTAATCCTGAAGGGAAATTAGCGTCGGTATTTTTATAGGCATCAAGCCTTGTGCCATCAAAACCGTATCCATTGATGGGGGATAAATCTAAAATCCTATCGGTCTGAACATCAGACCAAATCCTCCAAATAGCTCCGACGTTATGAAAACTAGTAGAAACCCCAACCACGCCCTCTGGCAAATAAGCATCGAATCCGCGAGGAAAATTATTAGCAAGACCCGTAACCCTAACAATTTCCGCTCCTCTGATCCTATCTCCAATGAATGACAGGTGGTAATTGTCACCATTGAGTAACCCCTTAGCGATCATGTCAGCAGTATCCCCGCCAAAATAATTAAACATGTTGATGAACGTATAACCAGAAGCATCCGCCACAGCCCTTGCCGCTTCTACTGCTGCTTGAACCCCCGCTTGCGATCCCGTGCCAGTGGGGTGACTCGATACAATAAACCAATCCGGAGTGGAAGCTGATCGAGTATTGATTTGAGTAATCAGAGTCGGCAAATTCGTTGTTATCTCAGAAGCCCCATCATCGGCGCACCATGTTACCAAGTCAGGGGCGATTGCAGTTAGAATCGGAGTAACTACTGCGGATGAGGCGTTGAGCTGGTTACTGATTAAGGTGCCAGATGCCGATAAATCATAAATGTTAACGTGTGGATATGCGGCATTGGCCGTATTGAGCGAAATATCGCCTCCGATGATTTTAATAGTTCCGCTCAAGCCAACTATTCTCATTCTCACCAATCCAGTTGGACCAGGTAATGATGTTGAAGCTACCGTGCCGACTGCCGTTCCGCTGTTATCGGCATTGATCGTTCCTGTGGCATCTATCCAAGTTCCGCTTAGGTTATATTCTACCTGCAATTTGAATGTTCCAGCTCCGTTTTCAGCGATGTGAAAAGCACGGACGCGATCAGTGAAAATGGGATAGTTCAGAGATCCAAACGCCGAGACACCGAATGTGATACTGCCTCCTGAAGGCAAAGTATGCATAGGAGCTGGCCATAGCGTTAGATCAGTTAGGCTAGATGCACCCCCTGCATAAACCGCTTCTAAAGATGCGAGCCCGCGCCCGATATAGTGATACTTGCCTCCAAGCGCGTTCACCATTTCCGACATCCCGCCGAAAGAATCACCAAGGCTTAACACCTTTAGTTTGGTTGGTAAGAGTCCCTGGCGCGTGGAGATAGCTGCTGTCTGAGCTTTCAGGATCTGATCTGTCCGGCTCATTTTATCATCGCTGATGATTCGGGAGGTAGATTCAATATCAAGTGCTGCTTCTGCGGTCGCTTCCGCCGCTGCAACATCAGATGTTAGAGCCAAGGTTCCATCAGCATCCTGAAAGGCAACGGTTCTACCGGGTCCAGATAAGGAAGGAAAGTTGAGGTTGAACGTGGATAAGGCGGGGTTTTGGTAATACAGACCTCCAAGAGTGAGTTGTGTTGTTGAACCGGCGCTTTGAATCCTGAAACCGTTTGAATCAAAGGTGGATGTATTTGCTCCGCCGCTGTTTGCTGAGATGTTATTTCCACCGAGCAAAATGTTTCCTGTCATCGTCCCACCCGATAAATTTAACTTTGCATCAAGTGCAGCCTGTAATCCGCTAACAGTAGCAATCGCTTGTGTGCCGGTGTGGTTGGCGCGTTGGATGGAAAACGCATTTGCATCTGCCTCTGCGGCGGCGATGGCGGCGGCTTGGAGGGTGCTGATCGGCTTGTTCGCGTCGCTGGTATTATCGACGCTCCCTAAGCCCAGATTTGTCCGGAAAGCGGCTGCATCGGTGATGCCTTGTCCTTTGCCGTTGACTCCACCGCCTTGGCCGAGTGCAAAGCCTGCGAGTGCGATTGATAAAAGTAGGATGTGTTTCATAAAATTAAACTTCGGGTGTCCAAACTGGGTATTCGTTTCCGGCTGTGCCGGTGAGGGTGAGGCGATACCAAGAGTCAGTCGTGGGGTTGTAAACCAAGCCTCTGGCTTCGTTGACTTTTGTTGTGGCATCTAATGCAGCGTTTTCTTCTGCGGCTTCTTGAGCGGCGGCTGCAAGTTCGGCGGCGGCATTGTGATCGATTGAGGCAAACCAGCTCGCGTCGGCTGTCACGTCAGCGGCGATCAAAAACCATAACACGCCAGGCATGTCTGCTTGCTTCACTTTCAGACCTCCTACTTGGATTTGACCGGCTGTGTAACTCTCCGGATCTTTGCGAGCGGCAGCATTGCCAACTGTCACAGATCCTTGCGCTGTGACTTTTGCAGCAATCGCTGCATTTATCGCATCATTCGCGGGAAGGTTGAGGACTTTCACCCTTCGGTCACGTCCTTGGGAATCCACGTAGTAGATATATCCCTCGCTGTCCGGTTCGATATCCTCAAGAAGGTCTAAAATAGTGGCCATAAAAAAGTTTGTTAGAAATAGATCAAGATGAACTCTCTATCTTCTGAAGTTGTGAGCCACTGCCCTGACATGGTCGCCAATCTATGGGATCCAGTCAGGGCTAGTTTTTTCCCAAGACGATGAATTCGAAGCCGCCACTTTCGTCAGGAGTGAAGACAAGAGTTCCGGCTGTTAGAGCCACGCCAGCACCTGGAAGAGCGAATAGGACTTCGCCTAGAGGCGGGATGGTAAGGGTATCGAATGGAGCGTCTCCGCCTGTCCATCCGGTCACTTCGACGATGAGTGGTTCGTTGGCGGTGTTCCGGATCTGGATGGAGTGAACGAAGTTGAGATCCACAGTTGCGCCATCAGGATCTTTACCGGTGCCGCCGGAAATGACTGGGGCGACGCCTCCGCCGGTGATGGTGCCTGCGTCAAGATCGAGGGTAGCAAAAGCAGTGAGCGCGGTGACTTTTAGCGCGTAAAGCTGGTTAACGAGACTCATGACATGAGCCTTTTTACCTAAGCCCAGATCGTAGGAGCCGCTTGCCAATGGATCTGCGGGGATGATTTTAGCAGCTAGCACGGCACCAAGATTCACGGATTCTAAGTTCATGCTTTTTGCGGGCTGTCAAAAATGCATGGATTGAAAAAATAGGACTTATAAGCCCTATGAGACGTATCCCGGGCAAGTAGGGCACTTGGTGACAAGTTGCTGGCCTTGGTAAACTGGGCCGTCTTGATTGCCTTTTAGCCTCCACTTCACTTGCGCTACCTCTGATACCGCTTGGGCGGATTGTTGATATTTTTCAGAGGAAATTTTAGGGTGCGGGCGGGGTGAAGGCTTCTCCGGTGACTTGGGGCTTAACTCCATAAGTGGTTCCTTGGTAGCAGGTGTAACGAATATTCACGATGCGGCGTTGGCCGGGGATTGTCGGAGGCAGCATTTCAATCCAATCGGTGAACCATGATTCATCCTCCGAATCTCCCTGATCCCCGGGGCCTGTCCATTCAATGACGTTGTCTTCCGAAACGAATGATGGATCCACATCTTCATCCTCGGGAAATTCAGCAACGTCATAAGTGATTTTGAAATAGTTTCCAGTGTGCGAAATCGGGATACGGATGCGATACCGGATCTTGATCTTGGTCATGCTTGGGGTTGGCGATATCGTCCCATCAACTGGGAAAGTTTGAGCAAGAGAGCACCCTGCACCTATTCCTGATATCCAGTTCTCTGAAAGAGAAAGCCTATCATCCAAGATCGTTGAGGCCTCTGCAATCCAATCCGGAGCCGTGATGCTCGTTGTGTAAATGAAATCATCAACTCCGGAGTTTCCAGAACCTGGCGCAATGAAGTGGATAAAGCTTGTGAATGTTGTTGTGTTGGTCGTGGTTCCTGTCCCTGCTGAACTGCAAGTCACCCCGGAATAACTAACGGCAGTTCGATCCACGCGAAAGCGGCAAGGCGGGTAGTTGTTAGGAGGATCTGCGGGATCTGGCATTCCACCTACAAACGTGAATGTTCCATTGTCCGTAGCCTCTGTTAACCAAGTTGGCGTCCCGGAGCATGAGGCAAGTTTCAGGAACGTGATTGAGCTTGTTCCTCCCCCTTCGCAGTAGGTTTTGAAACCAGATCCCAAAGTTGCGTCACCCGTTGATGTCGTGTGGAAAAAACGCTCAACCTCCTCAATTTGAATCTGTTCTCTGTTTTCTGTGCGATGAGTGTAGTTGGTTCCGATGAAAGTAGAAGGATCTGGAATCGAAGGGTTCCATGTCGTCCAGAACCTTTGGCTCTGCTTTTTCCACATCTTCCAGTTCGGATCCGCTTCCGTGAAGGCTCCCTGAGCGATTGTTGAGGCTTGCCGTCTTTCATAAACGAACTCAGGGGGCGGGCAAGCTGGCATTGAGCAACACCCATAGCACCCTATTCTTTCATTCCAGTCTTCCAGCGTTTCTATTGCCATATTAACCGCGAGCAAATGTTAGAGAACCCAAACAATGACCGATTGTGATATCACCACAACCCGATGGATAAAATTTATTCTGGCTCCACGAGCCCAATGAAACAGAGATACTTCCCTCTGGCGAAGCAACGGTGGGAACGCTTGTGACAGGAACGCTTGTTCCTGAACCAACTGAGGCGGAAGTCAGATCTCCACCGGGCATTAAAACGTCAGCCTCAACCAAAGCTTCGAAACTGGCTTCTATCCAAAAATGAGTTCCGTCAACAGGCTCTTCTCCAACCGTTGCGAGCGTGATATCTGGAATGGTCACCGTTCCACCTCCGCCGTAGACGACGCCACCTAACAACTTCCAACTTGTAGTCTCTCCCGTGGTCGATTTGAAAACTTTACAAAATGGCCCAGCCATTCCTTCGACAGCGGCTCTGAGCGAATCTTTCAGCGTGACATGCTTTCCGTCTTTCTTTTGAACGTAATCAAAAAAATTAGGATCGAAAATCGCCTCCAATTCTTCCAAGCGATCGAGGATGGCATTGTAAGTAGCACCGGATAAAAAAACAGTTTCATTCCCACCACCGGCGCTTCGTTTGAAGCCAGATCTATTTCTGCTATCGCTCATTTAATTATGCTGGAACTCCGGTTTGATAATAAACGAAGAAATCACGCACAGCCCAAAGCATTCCGGGAACGATCTGCGTGACTTGCCGCTGATCCAAAACCCAGCCGTTCGGGTGGTTGAAACGCATATCCTCACTCCACCCCGCCCACAGCCAGTCTGGCGGCGTTGGCGGGCTTATAGGAGCAAGTGAGGTTCCTTGTTGAGTTTGATCCGGCTCCTCAGTGGTGAAATAGGTATCTGAAACACTTAGATCCGGCTCATTGATACTCCAGCGATTCGCAACACCGCTGGGCGTTCCAATGTCCACATAATCACCTTCTTCACCGATTGGCCCGATGGAAACTACACGACCTTGGCAGGAAACTTCACGAATGCGCTTATCTCCTTCTTCGCTCAATAAACCGGTGCCGCGAACACTTACGATCGCTCGGGCATTGTCCTCTTGCTCGACATCAAATGAGGCAACGAACATGCGCGAATAACCCGGGAATGCTGCGTTTTTAACCACGCCCTGAGAAGCCAAGCTGGACCTCCAATTCGGCCATGCCACCAAGTAATCTTGAGTAACGGTATCCAACGCTCCTTCCTCGGCATCGTTTTCACGAGCTGGCCCGATAGGCATAGGGACTGTGCCATGAAAAATATTTAGTGCGACACTCATACTTTGATTACGTTTTCGAAGACTTTGACCATTTTTTCTTCGAGGGTGATTAGTTGATCGAGTTTACCAGGCACGACATCATTGCCTTTTAGAACTGCTGTGAGTGGTCCGCCGCGTTTTGCCTCAGCATCGCGCACGAAGCGCTCTCCGAGGTCTGCATTGCGTCCGCTGAGCCCATCGACTTTCTTTCCTTGATCTGCCTTGGAGCGGCGCTCTAGGCGGCGCTGGAGTGATTCCTGAGCGCTCAACACTCCTTTTCTTTTTGGCCTGCCTTCTTTGCCTCCATCGCTTTCGCTTGAGGCTTTCACGCCATACGCACGGCTCTTGAGAGCTTCACGCATGCGAGCGATCTTGAATGCCTCGGCTTCCGACACGCCAGTCGCTTCAGCAATCTCCGCAGCCTCCCGGCGAAGGCGAAGTTGCTTTTGGAGCATCTCGGCTTTTTGCATTTCGCCGGATGCCTGGAGCCGTAACACTGCCAGCTCCTCCCCCAGTTGGTTTTTCGCTGTGGTTTGGCTGCGCTTGACCTCGGCAATTTCTTTTTCCTTGGCGAGACGCTCTTTGGTGGCTTCGAGTTCCTTTTGCGCTTTTTCCTTAGCGTTTGATGCCACTTCGTTTTTGGATCGCTCAATTTCTGCCTGAATTTTTTGGAGGTTGCGGACTTGCTCTAAGAGGCTGTTAGCCAATCCATCGTTGCCTTCTTTCTGGGCTTTTTGAGCAAGAGCGTAAAGACCGGCCAGCGTCTCCGAACTTCCATCTGCGAGGTCGAGACCTTGACCAGCTCGCCCGAAGTTAAATTTATCAACAGCTCTTTTCAGTCCATCTTGGAGCTGCTTGGTGAACACATCGATTTTTTTCTCAGGAGGAAGTAGATCGATTTGCTCATTGGTGATTTCCGTCTTGAGACTGGCGATTGATTCCCTCATTGCAGCCGTCGCCTCTTTGATGGCAGCCGCGCGTTTCATTTCCGCTTCCCTCGCAAGCTCAGATTGAGCCGCGATGAATTGTTGGTTTTTATACTGCAACTCATACTCGGCAGTCATATCCGCCTCGACTTCTAACTGCTGGCCACGAAGTCGGTGAGTATCGGCGGTTTTATCCCATAGTTTCAGAACTGCGATCGCATGCTCATTGGCTTCTTTTTTGAGGCCTTTTCCAAGAGTAAGATTTTCGCGTTCGAGCTTGCTGATTTCCTCTGTGATTCGTGCTCGGGCGGCAGTGGTATCTTCCACGGTTTTTGCCGTCGTTACACTTTGATGCATGGAAGCCAAGAGAGCATCGGTGGAGGTGTTGGCTTTTCGCATACCTTCATCGAAGGACTCTGCCATTTTCTTCGCGAGGTAATCACCCGCAGGTTTTCCGATCGCCGCACCGATACCAGCAGCGATAAGATGAGGCGAAAATTTAGCGAGGAAGCCGAGGCCGAATTTCGCGGCGGCTGCTTTACCCATGGCCGCGCCGATGAGATTACCAGCAACACCTCCTTTCCCCGATGCGGCGGCGGTATTGCGCGCAACGGCGTTAGCAGCATGGGCGGCGGTGTTGCGGGCTACGGCGGCGGTCTCTGCGTCTGTGGCAGCTTTAGAGACTAGTAAGGCCATCCCGGTGCGGACGACGGCTGCAAGGTCTTTTGCGAGAGCCAGGGCGAACTTAGCTCCTTTGTATAGCATGATGGCACCGACGAGCCCCATGATCGCCTTGTTGTGATCAGTAACGAATCTCAAGGAGGCAACGTAGATCGGAAGCAGCACGGCGCCCAACTCTGCGGAAATGTTTTTCAAACGCGCCTGAAGAATGCGCTGGGAGTTGGCGGCTTGATCGGCAGTGCGGCCAAAGTCACCTTGGGCTGCGGAAGTTTGATTCAGGATTACATTGTAGGAAGCCAAAGCTTTCGCCTGCATGTCGAGAGTGCCTTTGCCATCGTAAAGACCCATCTCCATGGCCTCTTGCTTCAGCGTGGCTTCATTCAGGAGGACTGCATATTTGCGAAGCGGTTCTGATTCCCCACGCAGGCCGGCACTGATCGCGCCCAAGGCTTGCTCGACGCTGGTGTTATTGAAACTGGCCATGTCGGAAGCAAGCTCGACGAGTTTCTTGGACATTTCTGCTGACTGTTCTTGCCCCATGCCGAGGACATCAAACACCGCGCCGAATTCCGCAGCGGCTCCGAGAGCGCTGGCCTGTGCTTGGCCGAAACTATCTGCCAGCCCTTTCGACCATGATTCCATCTCCGCGCTGTGCTCTTTGAAAATCTGGCGAGACTTCGAAACGGTCTCTCCCAGATCGGTAGCGTCTGTTATGGCACTCTTGAGGCCTGCGCCAACTGCGGCGACCGTTAGAACTCTCCCAAGCCCACCAAGCTCATTGATGGCGTCTTTCACGCCGGTTTTGAAACGAGCGACACGAGCGCGAGCGGCATCGAACTCGGCTTTGAGCTTCGCGGAATTCGCTGTTAATTCGATCTCTACCTTTTCTTTTGACATGTCGGTTTCTTCTTCTTCCTAGAGTCAAATCTAGGGTTTGGTTTTCTGGCGGTTCCGGATCTGACCTAAGCGGGATTCCACTTGATCAAACCATGCATCTGCCTGCGTGGCACAGCCCGGGAAGCGATGCCGCTCGCCATCTAACAAACGTGCGGCGTGATAATATGACCAGCCACGGCTAAGAGGGAGCCACCAGCGAATGAAATCTTCCGTCCAGCCTGTGCGTGAGGATATCACAATGACGTATTGCGCCTCATCCACAGGCAGGGCTAGTTTCCCAGTTCTTCTTCCCTTCCTGGTCCACCGGTGGGGATGGCTTCCGAGCGATTCACTTCTGAATCATTGAACATGCGGAGTGCGAGGGCAGAGGCTTTGAGCTCATCCGCTTCGTTCTTGATTTGCTCGTCTCCCCATTTATCAATCGCGGTTTGCAAGACCAGTGGCTTGCTGCGGAGGTGTAGGTATTCGCTGGGATGGTGAGAACAGTAGAAGAGGATGCGGATAGCATCCGCAATGAAGGCAGAGGTATCCCCTAAGACATCGCTGAGGTCGGGAGCACCGACTGCGAGGCGCTGCTGATAGAAAAGTCCTTTCCGGCTGACGGCGAAGGGCTGAAGGGGTTTGCCTTTCCACTCGGGCTCTGAGTTGAATGCTTGCTCGCGTTCGTGCTCCTCAGCTTCGAAACGCTCATCATCCATGATGATGGGAGGTGCTGGCGGCATAGCCAAGAATGGCAATGCTTCTCTATCAGCCAGATCTAAGTCCTGCGATTTTACTTCGGGATTATTGAGTTCGCTCATGATTTTATTGTTAAATTATCGGTTGAAAAAGTTTCGCATTTTATCGAGGCCTTTGCCGTTGATTTCCGGGGAGATGAAAGCGGACTTTGAACTGCCAGGCTTGCGGATCAGGACAAGTTCGACCTCATCTCTGAGAGCGTCTAACAAGCGTTCACGGGCTTGGAGTCCGCCGAGGGCGTAAAAGAAAGGATGCTCTAAATCTTTGAGCGTTTTTTCCCGGTAAGCTTTCACGAATGCGCCTACGTCGGTGGGCTTTCCGAAGCACTCCCACTGCATGGGCAGAAGGTAGCGGCGTGAACCTTGCGGGCCTTCCACGGCGAGAATGGGCACGCCTACGCGGCCAAGCGCGGCGACAAGCTTAAGATCACCGGTGCGGAAGACAGCTTGCTGGCCAGTGATGCCAGGGAATCCGGAATCCGAGTCGACATAAACGGTGCGATCGACGTTCTCGACTTTTGCAAGGCGAATGAATTTACCTTTTTCTGTAGCGTCTAAGATGCGTTCGCGATTGTGCATGCCAGCCAGCCCGTCTAACAAATGATGCCCCGGTTCATCGCGCTGAAGTTCGCCTTTCTCGTAGCGATCTTTGATTTTCTTGGTGCGATAGATTCCATTCACGCAGGTAACGCCCAAGTAGTAGGTGGTATTGGCGTTGCCGGTGCGTTCATCCACCATGCGCTCAATTCTAACGGGGACTCCGAGGTTGCCGAATGCGGCTGCTACGCGGAGGTTTCTAGTTGCTGTCCAAATTTCCATAAATAAGCCCCGAGGATCGCCAGGGGAAAGGTTCGCTCTGATTTGAGGGGAAACGGGCTCTCACCCGAAGGTGAGAGCCACATCGGAACCCCTAACAATTACTCAATGAAAGGGTATTGCATGACTTTGAATTTGATCTTCTCCGGATCATCTGGACTGAGGTCCAAGCTTGGATCTTCGTAGACCATGATGCCATCGGCATTATCAAAGCCAAATTGCGCGCCTTGATAGTTTGCGAGAGACGCAACCGTGGTGCCGGGGTGTTGGTTGGCGAGTCCGGCTTTAGCTTTGAGCCAACCAGAGAAATCGAAGGAAAGTTTTGGATCGCGGTAGCCAAGTGCGGCGGTGTTACCGGCACCAGACTTGTATTCCTTTTTCTCGCGAACTGGCGCGACAGCTAAGGACTCTACGAGGATGTTAGGCTCATCAACAAGTGCATGGTTGATGATGGTTCCGTGTTGGATGATGATGTCGACGGCAGGCATACCAACGCGGGATTGTCAAAATGCGTTTTCGTGAGAGACGAGAAGATGACGTGAATGACGGCAATGACGTTGATGACGTGGAAATGAAATTTCATACGGAGCATAGGACTACGCGCCAGGTCAGGGCGGCGGACCATGCTCTTTTCGCTTCGGGCTCTTCTTCGAGGTCTGAGATGGAGAATCCTTTGATAAGCCAGCCACGCTCATGCATAGCAGTTGCGATTTCCATGCTCCCTTGCTCGATGGCCGCCAGGACTTCTTGAGACCATGCAGCGGCAAGCGTGGGGGCGGTATCGTTGCGCTGGGTTAGGACTTCAATCTTTAGGAGCTTGATGGGCATGCCGGGGACTAGGCGACCGTTGGAGGCTACTTCTACGGTAACGCAGGGACGTTCGCGTTCGCCGGTGGCTTCTTCGCCAAGGATGGGCACGGCGGCGCCGCTGAATAGGTTTTCCCCTTGGAGAAAACTCACTACGACTTCTCTTAAATCTGTTTCTTCTTTCATCTGCTTTTTCTACGGTTCAAATATTTCAGTTCGGCCTCGAAGGCTTTAGCAAGGCGGCGCTCTGCCCCAGCCACGGCGGCGGCTTGAGCGCTGGGCGTCATGACTTCGCCGATGTGGCGGACAGAGTTCCAAATGCGTAGTCTGGCGGCTTTACCTCCACGAAATGAGCTACCGCCAAGAGCTGCATTTTTTCCGTGACGGCGAACGTAAGACGGAAAGGTTTGCACTGTCTTGTCGTTAGCCTGTGTGCGCTGTCTGCCTCCGAGGCTTTTGCCTGCGACATACCAGCCCCCTTTCACAACTCCATTGAGCTTTTGTCGCTTCTTGATGTAGGCCCGCTGAGTGCCGGGTGCGATTACGGCGAGTGGTTTTGCATCCCATTCCACTCCCCCGCTCTTCCGCATTCTTTTATGAGTGGATTCATCCAGTGAGCGGGAGACGCCAGCTTTTCGCATGATGGCGGTGGCGCGCTTTTCGTTGCCAGATTTGAAGGCGGCATAGTATTGGTTAGCCAAGACTTCATCTTTGGCTTTGATCATATCATAAATCCTACCTCCATCGAGCTTGGTCGGGAAAAGAATGCGGACTTCTCCGGCAATTTTTCTGTCTTGTTTGAGCCCTTGGCCTTCCCCGAGACCACCTTTGCCGGTCTGTCTGGCTGCCTCGGACGCGATGGCACGGCCTGCTTGCTTGAGCACTCGTTCTTTCACTTTCTCCACCTCACCAGGGAAGCTTTCTAACTTCCGAAGGATTTGATCGAGGCCGGTCACTTTGAGGTCTACGTTCATTCGCTGTCAGGGATGCAGGAGAGTGCCCAGACGTCGTCAACGGACTGATCCTTCACTTCATCGACGCGCCATCTCCGGCCTTCGTGGATGAAGAACGTAACTCCATCCTCTGGCTTGGTAGGCAGGACAGATTTGCGGATACGGAGGTTTAGGAAGCCTTCTTTGATATTGCCGCCTTGCCCCATGGTTCCACCGAGGCGGCGGGATGCGATCGCGCACGGGTAGAGGGTGCCGCCGAGATTGATTTCATCTCCCCAGATTTCTTCTAACACGTCTTGGCTCTTTTTGAGAAATTTCTGGAATCCCGCACGCTTCATAACTTCCTCTCAAAGTCAAAAAAGAACAGGGGCTCGCGACCGGCCTATGTAGACATGAAGCGAACCCCGGTTCGGGCGGTATGCGTTGGCGAGAGCTTTACTTTTTACCTTTTTTCGTGTCGGTGGATTTACCATCGGCAGCGGCTTGATCGGCAGCGGCTTGATCGGCAGCGGCTTGATCGGCAGCGGCTTGATCGGCAGCGGCTTGATCGGCAGCGGCTTGATCGGCAGCGGCGTCGCCATCTTCAGATTGCTCTGGTGAGGGAATCACTGGGATGGGTGGAGCAAGATCGCGATTTTTACCAGCATGAATCTCGACGCCAGCGAGGACTTCGGAAAGGTCTTTGCCGTTTTTCGCAGCGGTGAAGGTTTTACTTTTCACGAGTCCACGCATGGAGCGCCATACCTGCACTCCAACGACGTCTTTAGGGCGGTTTTCGAGGACTGCTTTGAAGATCGCGAGGTGATCCGAATAAAGAGAACCCTCGTGGATGAGCTTGCGTTCGCCGCTGGCGAGGATGATGAAGGTGAGATTTTCCATGGTTGGTTTGAAAATGTTAGGCTGAAAAAAGACGGCCTCTGGTGTTTTAATCCAGAGGCCGTTTGATTTTTTAGAGTGCTGCGGACTGGATACGTTTCAGGGCTGCTTCCTCGCCTTTTGCGTAACCGTAGTTGACCTCAAGAACGGTTTTTTCAAGGTCCATATCGGCATCGAACCAGCGGCGATACTCAACGGTGAGGCCGGTATCTTCATCGCTCATGGTTTCGTATTCGATGATACGACCGCCATCTTTCGGAGCGATTGGAGAGAAGCCGACGAGCATTGCTGAAGGCATACAGGCGAAGCCAACCAAGTTCTCTGCGTTGGCTGGGATGCTTTGATTGTTATAGATGTCCTCGAAGCCAGCCACGTTCTGAAGAACGCCGCGCTTCACTGGATCATCGGAACCGTATTTCGAGACATCGCCCAGATCGGTGACGATGTTGCGATAATAAGCGCTCTTGAGAATGAGGGCGCGGCCAAGGTTTGGCCAGTTCGCCACATCGCAAGCGCCGCCGATGGTTTCATTGACGGCAGCGAAGTCCAAGGTGCTTGCCGCACCGGTGAAAACAGCCGCGCCGAAGTTGGCGATGGTGATGGCGGAAAGGATGTCTGTCATGACGTCCTCCGCAAGCTTGATGCCTTTTTGTTTTCCGATTGCTTCCGCGTCCAGATTCGGCTGGCGAGCGAAGGTGGAAGATGCGATGGAAAGCGGCTGATATTTACGCTTGTCGATGGTGACTTCGCGTTCGCCTTGGGAGTAAGTGTCTCCGAAAACGTAACCGTTTGCCTGGTTGAAGTTCGTGGAGGCAGCCGCCTCAAGCGGGAAGTAAGGAACTACCAACTTGTTAGTGCCTTCAAGTTGAACATCGTTGAAAGCGATGGAGAAGGCACGCAGAGGAAGTAACTGCAAACGCAGCGCTTCGAGGGCACCAGCCATGATGGCTTGGCGTTGGAGGGTGGATGGAACTGTGACTGGCATCTGATTTTATCGGTTGGAATTATTGGCTGCTTGTTTGCGCTATCGATGTTTTGGGATTGTCAAATTCGGTTAGCCTTGTTTGCGGAGTTGCTCGCGGATTTCCGCTTTGTTCTCGCGCATGAACTTGCCGAGAGCGCGTGGACCGGCTTTCATGGCTGCCTTGTGGCGGCTATCGAAATCGGTGGCTTCAGCGGACTGAGCAGGAAGCTCGGCGGCTGGGATACCGGTCTGAGCGACAATGTCGGCAGCTGCGGCAGCGACGGTTTTCTTGTCGTTTTCTGCGGCTGTTAGAGCGTCTTGGATTTGCTTTTGCTCCAAGCGAAGTTTGGTGAGTTCGCTGTTGGCGGTGGCGAGTTCGCCTTGAACGCGGGCAAGTTCGGATTCAGCGGTTTCCGCACGGGTGCGGAACTGGGTGACTTCCGCCTGCATATCGCCTTTGGATTTCACGCTGGCCAGAATGCGGTCGACGAGTCCACCGGTGGCGACTGGGACGGCAGGGGCTGCGGGCGCGGCGATAGCTGGAGCATCGACTGCGGGAGTGGCCGCGACTGCGGGAGGCGGAGTAAGGTCATCGCCTTCGGTTGCTTTGGGTGCTTCAGCACCACCGCCGCCACCGGCGATGGTTTCCTGAGGGACGATCGACATCGGGTGCAAGCCCAAGAATAACCATTTGAAAGTTGTGATTTTCATACACTCTCTTTGATGTGTCAAAGAGAGGCGTGTGATGAGGCAACACAATTAGGGCTTATGGGACGGATAGGACTTATCAGTTTCTGAAAGCTTCCTCTTTGTAAACCTTGCCGGACTCGAAGGAAGATTGCACAGAGTCATGGGATCTGCGGCGGACGGCGGAGGGTTTTATTGCTCCGTTTTTCTTCGCGGTTTCGATGGCTTCTTGGACATCTAACGCGAAGCAGGTGCCTTGGCAGATTTGACCGTCTTTGGTTTTTCCTCTGACGATCCAGGCGAGTAGTGGTGGCTGTTCTTCCATGGCTTGAGCGGTTTTTATTTCCAACCTACTGCGGCGGATACGACGTCTTCCAAAGAATCAGCCAGTCCGTCGACGACTCCCGGAGGCGCATCTGCGGCTGACCATGTTTGGCCTTGCATGAGATCATCACTCAGGCCTCGGCGGGTGCTGATGAAGCCTTTGAATTTTTGGTCAGCGAGCTTTGCTTTTTCGGTCAGGTAATCGATTTCTTCCTGAGTCCATTCTTTGCCGCTCATGCCGATGGCTTTTTTATCGCCGGTTCGAGCAAGGATGCGTTTGTATCCAGCCTTCGCCCATGCCTCGCTATCATCGATCGCGCCGATGTATGTTGAGACGCTGCCAACGATGGCGCTACGCTCGGCAATAATTTCATCGCAAGCACTGGCAAGCCAGTAACCGGCACTGCAACAATCATAATCGGTGTATGCGATGACGCGCTTGCCGCTCTCAGCGAGTTCGCGGATTTTGAGCGCGGCAGTTTCCACTCCAATGCCGATACCTCCGGGAGTTTTGAAATCGATAACCACGGTGCGGATTTTCGGATCATCTCGGACGTTATCGAGCTGAATCATGAGGTTCGCAAGGCAGTAACCTCCGCATTCCATTTCGATAGCGGAGAGATGTTTACCGATGATTCCATGCACGGGAATTACTGCGACATCAATGATCACTTGGACTTGAGGATGAGAAGCTATCCCGTAAAAAGTTGGGCCAACAAGATCATCGGCGGCCATCTTCGCGCCTTCGCGGATGGCTTGAAATTGGGCGGTGATGGAGTTCCAAACATCACCTCTGATTAGCCAGGCTTCTCCATAAATTTTTGCGGCGATTCTTGCTAGATTTCTCATGTTCTTATTTTTTAAATGTTAGGCTATAACTCCCGTAGCTGGGTGGCGTTTGTCCATAGTGTTGACAGATCACTCTTCATCGTCTTCTTCCTCTTCCTGTTCTTCGGGATCTGGCTTTGGGGATTCAGCTTTCGGTGGACCGGCTGCACCTTGGCGGACGCGGAAAACATCGGTGTATGCCATGCCGTTTAGACTGCATTCATCCATGGCGAATTTTACTTCGGCGATACGTTGACGGACTTTCATTTTCCAGTCGGCACCATCGACATCGGCATACCAATCGGCAAGCGTTCCGGCACCGGCATCGATTTCGTCGAGGCGTTGTTTGCCGTCTTTTCCGCGATCGATGGTGAGGCTACGGCGTGGAGTCCACTCGACTCCCAACATCCACATGTCATCTTTTGGCACGGGAAGGCGACCGGCTTTGATTTCCTTAGACATGTGATAGACCCAGTAGCGTTGGCACCAGTCGATCAGCTCAAGCTGCCAGTCCTCGATCCAACGGCCTGCGAACTCCATGACGAAGCGAACGCCGGGGCCTGTGAGCTTGGCCATCTTGTGAATGACTTCGGGCGGGAGTCCGTAGCCCATGGAGATGTCGCGCACGAGTTCGTCAATGAACAGGCCTTGGTTGGGGTGCGGGCGGCTATCGGAAAGGATCTTGAATTTTTCACCGGGTTCGCCGTATTGCATCTGGCCTCCGCCCCAGATTTCTTCTGTCCTAACTTTTTTACCGTTGCCAGCATCTTGACTGCTAGGGGTCCCACCTGGGAGAGCGGCGGTCATTCCGTTGACTTGGCGGGTGTTTCTCGCGCCGGTCTCGAACTCGCTGACGATGCCGAGGCGGGCGGAGTTTTTGATGCCGTGTTTCGTGTCTGCCCAAACTTCCGTAATATCGACGGCGTGATTGACGGCGTGGGAGAGAGGTGGATGGGCGCGGTTGTGGCCCGGGCTTTCGAACCATCCAAAGTAACAGGCATCTCTGGCGGAAAAGGTTTTTACGTCCTTTCCGTTAGAGAGTCCGTAAACAAGGTGGCGGCCTTGGTCATCGCTCAAGATGCCGTCGAACCAATCTTGACTACTACGGCTTGGGTTCCGGAGTTGATGCGCCTCGTAGAAAGCGACTCGGGCACCAGCTGAAGGAGTCTCTGTGAAGAGAGTTAGGATATCACCATCGCAGAGGGCACGCTGCATGATCATGCGCTGGGCTGTCTTGAAATTGAATTTTCCGCCAGCGTCGAAAACGCCTTTGGTCATGGCGCGCATTTTGAAATTTTTATCTGCCAGATCGTTCCACTCTTGATCGGCGGTGCGGGCCTGCGGAGTCATCCAACCGACCAGCATCGAACCGTTTTTCACGAGGCCTTTAACAAGGCCGACGTTGGCGCGAAGCCAGCGGCAGCGGCGCAAAAGTTCATCGCGGCTGAAGCTGTCTAACTCTTTTCGGGTTTCGAGGGTCTGCCAATGAATGCGGCCTCGGCGGATGGATTGGTTCGCGCCATCGTAGCCAGAAAGGTTTTTAGCCTCCAAGCTTGGAGGCGTGGTGAGCGCGGCTAATTTTTGCTCAAGCATCCGCACTTGATTCTGAAGTTTTCCGGTTCTCGACATACTAGGTTCCTACAATTCGTTTTGAAAAATCGGTGTGGACGGGACCTTCAGGGAGTTCTTCGTCGTCTTCTTCAGCTTCCATTTCGCGAAGGACTTGCTCGCATGCGGTCATGAGTTCCTTGGGGTCTCCACCGATCTGGCCGGTGGTCGATCCATCCACGAAGTTTGCGCTGGTAATGACGACTTCGGTTGCGCGCTCTGAGTAAGCGGCCCAGGCTTTTTTATAGACGACCTCGACCTCCGCTTTCGTCGGGAAGAATCTTCTGAGTGCATTTACCAATACGCTGTCCGCCATATCGAAGCGGCGGCTGTCAAACTTCAGGGCTCAGTGCTGGCGAGTTCGGCGGCAGGCTGCTTGGGTGCCGGTGGCGGGTTCATCATGCGCGCTTGATTGAGGGCGGCACCGATGATGGCCCACTGGGAGAGAAGATATTTCAGGGTATCCCACCAGTCGTTCGGGCCTTTGGTTCGCCAGCGTTCGACTTCGCGCCCGTATTTGTTTTTCTCCCGGGTGGGATATTCGTTGGTGAGTTCGTCCAGGAATTCTTCGTCTTCGTCGACATTCTCGGGGAAGCGGAGTTGGCGGATTTTTTCGCGGCGTTTCTCGCTGAATGTTAGGCGGCGGAGGCGATATAGGAGCTGCCATTTGAAAGATCGATCATCGACGTGGTAGGTGGTGACGACTTCCCCTTCGTGCCACTGGGGACTTTCAGCGACGAGGGCTTGGACTTGATCTCCACCACGGCCTTTCACCGGGAAGAAGCGCGGATGGTTGGCAAGGCAGAAGCTGCGGACGTCGTCTTTGTCGTTTCCTTCGTCTATGAGACCGGCGAGAACGGTCATGGGGCCGTGGATGGTTTCGAGCGGGATATTTGCGAATTCTAACACTTCATCGAAGTTGACGAGCTTTCTCCAATCGATGACATACATGTCGCCCTCGGGAGTGAAGACGGCTTTCGTGGCTTTGAGGCAGTCTTTCTGAATGTCCACCGACATGCCGTAGAGGATGACGTCGACGGCTGGGCAGGTGCCGCGCTTGTATCCCATGCGGAGGTCGAGCAATTCGCTTTCGCTGACTTGGCCGCCTGAGTTGACGAAGTATTCTCCGCGTCGACCTCGCATGTAGGCTTCGATTTTTGTTGGATCGCCTTGGGCTTTGATCCAACCGATGGCGAGCTGGCCGAATGTGACGAAGTTCGAGTATGCATCCCATATTTTCAGCGAGCGAATGCGTGGATCCGCGCTGGGATTTGTGGGCACGAATTCATATTGGAGAATGGCGGCGTATTTATCGCGCTCTGTTAGGCGGCCTCCGCAGAGTTCGCATTTGAAATGGGCATTTTCGGCGACGGCGGCGAAGTCATAATCGCCTGCAAGATCGCGGAATTCTTTGCTACTGAATTCGAAGTTGTCCCATTTGAGGGCTTGCTTGTGTCCGCAACATGGAAATGGCACGCGGATTTCTTCCATGGTGCCAAGTCCGACTTCCTTTCCGATCTGGCCAGATTCGCCAGGTGTGGAGAAACCGATGATCTTTGCGTTTTTCGGACGCTTGGCGCGTTCGCGGGCGAGGTCGGTGGTCCATCCTTCACCTTCAATGAATGCTTGTTTGTCGACCTCATCCAGAATGACGAGCACGCAACTTTTCGTTGCCCACGATCCGGGCGAGTGGGAGCCGACCATGTAAACAGTCAGGCCTTTGAGGAAATATGTTAGGTTTGAGAGGTCGTCGGCGTTGTCGTTAACTTTGTCGAGTAGGCCGTTGAGCAAGATCCATTTTTTGAGGCGCGTTTTTGAAACTTCGCGGGCCTGCTTTTCGGAATCGATCGCGTAGATGATGTTTCCACTGCGATGGATGATCATCCAACAAATCAAAATCAGGCACGCCATGGTGAAGCCGACCTGTGAGGATTTCTGAATCCAAAACTCCCCTTTCCCTGGCTTCTTGAACCACTCGAAAAGCTCGCGAACGTAGGGACTCAGGCCGCTTTGCCAGAGATGCCCGGCAAGTTCTTCGTTTTCGGTGCCGGGAATTCGCAAGGTTCTTTCCGCCCACTCCCATATTTCCTCATCAGGCTCCGGCATGTAGATGCCGGACAAGACTCCACGCACCCAGGCTTTGACGATTTTCGGGTCATATTCCACGGAAAACCTCCTCGCCAAATCGCTTGAAAAGCTCGTCACAGCACTTTGACCACGCCGCTTCTTGGACAGAGGTCCAAGGAAGCCCGGCTTCTCGGCAGAAATCGGCACCGATGCCGCGCACACCGTTTTCAATCGGTCCGTGGAACTCGTGAATCGCAGCCTCTGCCATGTCTTTCGGCACGAGCGCACCCAGCTTCTCTTTTTCCTCCCGAAGTTTCGTGATCAGAGATGAGGTTCGCGCGATGGTATCGAGCCAAGGTTTCGCGCCACCCGGATCTGAGGCCTTGCGTGACAGCGTGACTTCCATCGACATCAGCCGATCCATCATTTGCTCTAAACCTTTCTCCCCTTCCTGCACCGGCTCATCGATCACGGGCGGCGGGGCTACTTCACTGACTGGCTCGACAGTAACCGGCACAGATCCAACAAGATCAGGCTCGGGATTGTTTTTTCTCTGTGCGATCGCTGCCGAAAGTATCCCCTCTGGGCAACGCTGAATCATCCATCGAGCCCACCAGCCCCTCATCGCTTCCGGATCGTCCAACGGGCAGGCTTCATCCACAGTTTTGCCCCTTTCAACCCACCGTTTTACAGTCCGCAAAGCCACCCCGAACCTTGCAGCATAAGCCTCGTAGCCCTCCAGATACCCTGTCCTTCTAACCTCGGCACTACTCACACTTTCCCCGAAGTGTCAAAAATCCCAAGGGTGCCAAAAAAAAACGATGCCAAAACCTCACAAAACGTATGGGAGTGGAGGAAGCC